ACACTGTTCCAGCAGCACCCTTTGCAAGCCTAGCAGTAGCACCAGAAGCATTGCCGTACAGGATGCTGCCGCGAGTAATGGCATCCAGTTGGTTTAATTCATCCGCAGTGCTTGTGACAGCGGTGGACGCGATAGTTAATTTATCTTGAGGCACTACCAATCCAGCCGCGCCACCAAGGATTAAATCATCGGCACTTGCATCCCACTGCATGTATGCTGACGCAGTATCACCAAAGAACTTAACATCGTAACCCGTGTCATCAACGCCTACGCTTACAGTATTGTCAATTTGCACAGCACCATCAATGTCCACAGCGTCGAGGTTGGCTGTTCCGTTAACGTCAATACTGCCTTCAAGATCAATGTCACCGCCTACAATCACATCATCCGTAACCGTCAGATCGTCATCAACAAACAAATCAACAACAGACAGGGCCGCGAAGGTATCAATGACCGCGCCACCAGAGCCAGCACCATCGGTATAGACGCACTTTGTCTGGCCGTTGGCAATCGTGATGTTTGCTCCAGAGCCGCTAGTTATAATAATGTTCTGCGATCCGCTGGTGGCGTTGTGAATGTACCAGAGCTTGGACACTGTGAATGTCGAAGCATCGCCACCAGATATTGTGATTGTACACGCGCTGTCGAGCGCCCCTGTGTACTTCAGCACCATTGCTCTACCAGCGTCTGCCGCGCCGTTAGCTATAACCGTGGCGTGGGTGTCAGCGTTTGTGGTAATCACCTCTGTGGCGTAACCAAAGGCATCCCCAATCATTTCTAAGTTCAGATTTGTAACCGTACCCCATGCGCCCGACTGATCGCCAGTCGCCATTTCATTAAGGCGTAAGTCGTTGTCATAGGATGAAGTCATTTTAGTCGATCCTTACAATTGCATTGTTTGCAGTTGCTGCTGGGAATACGATTTTAAAAGTACCGCCAGCAACAGAGAAGTCACCGCCAAAATTAAGAATGGCGATTGCACCTCTTGCGTTGCTAGATGCATCGCCCAGTGTCTTATTGTAGATCAATGCGCCAGCGGCAGTAAATGTTGCGCTTGTCCACTCTGGATCAGCCGCATCAAAAATACCACTAGTGCTGTTTTCTGTTACTGCCTTACTTGCCAAAGCAACACCGCCAGTGGTGTAGCCATTGCCGTTGGCAACTTCATTGCTGGTTATGTAACCATCCGTTGCCGCACCTAGACTTGCGCTGCTAGTATACAGCGCAATATAAATATTGTCACTGTCGAGATGATGGTCGCCCAACAATACGTCTTTTTTAAATAACGTACTCATTGCTTGTGAAATTGACATTATATGCCTCCATTGTATTCTGCTGCGTAATCTCGTTGCATCTCTTGTACAGTAAGTTGAACTGCTTCGTCAAACTGGGTTTTATATAGAGATAAAGTTTCTGGCGCTTTTAAGAACGCAGAAGCCTCGTACAGAGCCGCAGCCAATAAAACTGTCGAAGCGTTAGTGTCGATCCAAGTGTTGGGATTACCGTTGCTCAGGCCCGTCTCAGGCGCGATAAAGTCCACGCTGTAGGCCAAGGCCGCAGAGGGCGTGGGAGCCAGTGTAATGACCGTTCCAGCCGTTCCTGCGCTATCTGTGCTGTACATGCGTGGGGTGCCTTGTGTCGCCGCATTGGGCCAATAGTCGCGGATGTAAGAATCCACCCTGTGGTCGAGATACGTCACAACATTTGTGTCGGTAATTGATACCTGTCGGATCATTCTCGCCGTGGGAATTGTGTATGACGCTGTGCCTTGCACAAGATTAGCCGCAGCAGATGTCGAGCGGAAGCACGGCATATTTGGTAGGCGCTGAAAAACCATTTCTTCAGCCTGCGCTATGATCGTGTCAATAGACGCAACAAACTCTGTCGAGTCATCTTCCAAAAATTCTTGGATATTGGCTTTTAGTGTTGTGTAGCTCATATTATTCGCCCCATCCATCTTCTCCCCAGCCAGCATTACCCCAGCCAAGTATATCTATGCTTTCATTTCCAACACCACCCGTGCCACCAACGCCAGTCTCTACTTTTTCAAGCTGCACTGTTTCTGCACCAACATCGCCGTCTCCAGCCACGCCAGTAGCAATTTTGGTGACTTCTTCAGTTATTGTGCCAACACCGCCTGTGCCGCCAAGACCTGTGGCAATTTTATTTGTTTCTGGCGTTTCGTCACCAACTTCACCATCACCAGCAACTCCAGCAACTTCAGCTTGCAAGTCAGCAACGTATGTTGGATTGCCGATTGCACCTGTGCCGCCAACACCATCTTCATCAATTGATATTTCAAGAGCCTCAACGCCAACCGCGCCAGCCCCGCCGCCGCCAGCAACGCCAGATGGGTGCGCGACAGGAATTTCGTCACCAACATCACCATCACCAGACACTCCATTAGGTGCGACAATAGATTGAACAATCTCATCCCCAACACCGCCAACACCAGCCACTCCAGATTGAGGCTTGGTTAATTCAAAGATAGACGTTCCAATTGCACCTGTTCCAGCAACACCAGCTTCTATTATTTCAAGCTGAACAATTTCATCCCCAATTCCTCCTGAACCACCAACGCCATTTACATCTAAATCTGTATTAATAATTAAAGTTGAAAAACCAGAAAAAGCAGTGCCAGCAATCCCAACATTAGTTGTTAATCTGCGATCAGCAAATATGTCGAAATTAAAACCAATAAATACCTCGACATTTTCGGGATCGTTATCGGGCCGTGGATTAAACAGGGCGGTAGCGTCAACGACATTTTTTGCAGGCGTTAGCTGTGGGTTTTTGGGTTCCCAATCTTCTGGCGATACGCGCAGGCCGTCCCAAGTCGTTTTTAATTGCGTATAGGGAACCCGGAGGCCACTTCTATCGCTAATTGCTTGAGATTTTTTGCCCCGTGCGTATTTTGCCATTAATATAAATTCAGCGCAGTTGGCTGAACCCTCAAACTTACGCCATCATTATCTGACGCTGCCGCAAACGTGAATGCCCTTTCGTAGATTTCGTTTAACACTTGAAACCTGTCTGGAGCATTTTTCAGCGCCAGCTTGCTTGCCAGCCCCGCGCATATGCAGTCGCTCCAGCGATATGGCACGTCAGCATCTTGATTGCTGGCCGTGATGTCATCTAGCTGGTTTACTGACCAATAATTCAAGCTGTATGTGGTCACGTCTGGTATTTGCCAGATGTAAATCAGAGGCGTATATTGCTTATCCAGCATATACTGTGATGGCTTTCCCGAAGATGTTTTGTTTGGCAGTTGGTTATAATCCGCAATGGACACACGATTGATAATTTGGTCAGACGTGTCCGTGCCTGCGCTATCTCTAATGACGGCGTCCATAATGTCGATGGTGCCAGCAGGAAGCGTGTACGGCGTTGTCTGGTCTTTTACCAGCGTCAGGGTTCTTTGCTCTACCGCCCAGTAATTGATGCCTCGGTTGGCCCACTCACTAAATAATAGGTTTAGGCTGCGCCTTGCCGACACAGCCTTGTAACCTGTTTGGGTTTGTGGATCGATCCCACACCGCTCAAATGCCTCTGCGATGATTTCTTCGACATCTGGGCGAAACGCTACTGTATCTGAAGTCGCCATGTAGCAATCCTATTAATATTTCTTCACCGCTCGGATAATCACTTGGTATGCATCACCAGCCGCGCCAGCCCCAGTTGTTGTAAACTTGATGTCTCCAGTACCGTTTGCACCATATGATGCGGTATTAGGCAAGCCACCAAATCTCTCAAAACTTTGATAACCCTGCTGATCTTCTGCCAAATGCATAACAATTATGTCAGTATCAGCGTCTGCCAATACTTGAACTGTTATGCCGCTTAGAACCCAGTGACATTCAATTATTTTAAGGCCCGTGCAAGTTGCGCCATCCGCACTTGCCACCAAGGCAGACACGTCTATTTTTGACACTGCGCTTTCGTTGCCACCATCGACATATTGATATTGGAATGCAAACACGCATTCATGTGTGTTGTCGATGATTGTAGTCGATGTTGTAATATCAGCCACTTTGACCCTCCTATAAATTGCTGGTGGGGCCGAAACCCCACCAATAAATTATGTGACGTTGTTGCTTTGTGCATAGACAACGGTAACTGCGCCAACACCATTTCCAGTGTTTGCTGTGGTCACGATCAGCCTGTGATCGCCTGTGCCTGTATTTAGCCACTTTGACGTGCGCGTTGCGTCAGTACCGGGACTTGCCGCCACGATGCCCACTGCGTTGCCTTGGATGGCTCCAGCAGCAGTTAGAGAGGTTGCCGCACCAACGCCGCCCAAGCCAAGAGTTGTGGCTCCACCGCTCCACGCTGTGGTTACAGTCACATCAATTGAGATAAGCTGACTGTTTGGGGGGATAATAATATCTGTGGT